GTTTGAAGCCACTGATGTTCCTGTTTTAACTTCAAAGCGTCCAGCGTCGATGTGCTGATGCCGCGGCGTCAGCGTTCCGCCGAGACGGTACATGATTTCGTTCTCGATCAGGAAAAGGCGACATTCAGTCTCTTTGGCTTTAAGCAGTTTCGCTACCTGGCGGAATGAGAGTGAGCCGCTGGCGGTGCAGTAACGATCTACGAATTCGACTTTTGGTGCTGCTGCGGCGAGTTCAAGCGTCAACCTCTCTTTCTGCTCGGCAAGGTCAGCAGCAAGCCTCAGCGCCTCTGGCAAGGACTGAGGAACGCTCATCTGTTGTCCGTTCTCCAGTTCCTGCCAGCGGTCAACCAGGCGGGCAGTAAATTCGGGGCAAAGCTGCGCAACAATCACATAACTGTCACGCTTATTCACCTGGTAGTGATGATACTCCTGGCCGTTCTGCGGATGGGTGTACGGCAATGCCGTATACCCCCCAATGACTCCTTTGCTCATCAGTCGCTCAATCGTAATGCACACATCAGGGTGGCGTGATCCGACAAGCGCGGCGATGTCCCGGCTGGAAATCGTTATCATCTGGCTGGCGGCTGCCGCGTGATGGGTAGTGCAAAGGTTGAATACATTTGTCTGGTTCATACGTATCTCCACTTATCAGGCGGCTGCACCCGCCAATGGTTCATGTTTGGTGATCGTGATATCCACTTTTCCACCCGGCACCTGAGGCCCCCACTCCACCAGCATTCGCTTTATCTGACTGTCGTCCTCCCAGATGCCAGCATGAGTGAGAGCGTCGAATAGCGCCTTGTTGTAGTTGTCTATGTCACGGCGACGGGCATCCGGCGGATAGAGGACGATCTCGACCGCTGCGGCTGCCGCTGATGGTTTCGGCAGGCGGCGAAGCTGTTCAATGATGGCGGCACATGCTGCGCTCTGATATGCCCTGCCTTTAGCGCTGATAAGATGCCGTCCTTTAAGCGGGCCGCTGTTCGGCGCGCGCCAGTACGTGTTAACACTGGGTGGAAAAGGGAGGATCAGCTTCATGGCTTAACCCCGCGATCTTCCAGCCAAGCGACGGCGCTCTCTCTGGCACCCTGTTCACCGTTAACAAGCGCCATGATGATCGAAACGGCATCCATATCCCATTCGCTTTTCAGAACTGTTATGCCCCGCGCTGCGCCAGGCGCAACAGAGATGTAGCCCTTCTTCTGAAGCGATTTCACATGGCCTGCAGCGGTGTTTCCTGAAGAGCAGCCAATCAACCCGGTAAGCTCTGATATCGTTGGCGGAAACCCTGTACGCTCTTTGTAGAGGTTGATGGCAGCCAGAACTTCACTCTGACGTGGTGTTAATCCGATCATGACTCCACTCCATAGCGCCCGTTCATGCGACCAATTTCACTGTTAAACTTCACCAGGGTTACGCCCATCGGCTTCACCAGTTCGTGATACTTCTTCAGGATCGGCGGAACAGCACTGTTCCAGCTTGGTTTGGGCTTCTGCTTCAGCGCTTCCCTTATCTCCCGGATGCAGCGGCGCGCAACATCGCGTACTGCGTTCTCCTGCTCGGCTGAAAGTTTCATGCTGCTCGTTCCTCCGGTTTGATGATCGACGCCACCCAGCCAGGCAAAAGCTCAACATCAGATGATTCGGCCTGATTTCCCCAGTGGTGCCAGCCAGATGCGCCGCAACGACTGAAAAGCTCAATGCGTGGAACGTCACCGTAGAGCTTCTCCAGACGGAAGCGGGCCTCCTCCGGTTTCGCGCTATGCTCACCCAGTGGGCTGTAGATAACCTGCTTCACGCTCGCGTTCAGTCGTTCCAGCCCTTTACCACGGGTGGCGATGAGAAGATCCTCGGTATTGGCGCGGGTGTAATTTCCACCGTTCATCTTGGTCTGACCGTTCAGCAGATCGAGGAAGTCGTAAAAGTCCTCAACGTTTCCGGATGCCAGCGCTTTGTTGATGTGCTGTTCTGCCAGTGGGTTGAACTTCACCCAGGTGAACCCCTTTATGGTTCGGACTTTAAAGCCCCACGCCTCAGCCAGCTCGATAGCCTCGCGGGTATGGGTGCCGGTGAACCACATGGCCAGAACAGCATCATCAGCAGCCAACTCCCAGACAGGCAGGCGCTTCATGTCGATCAGCTTCATGGTCCCGTAGTGATTAGTGGCAGCGCCGTTGCTGATGGAGTTCCCGTATTCCCAGGCTGGATCGGCATAAATCAGTGAATATTTCATCAGTGGCCACCATTGAACTGACCAGCCAGGAACCACTGGCCCTCTGGCTTTAAGGTTGATTTGGCCTGACGCAGACAGCGCTGGCGCTCTTTCAGGCAACGCTCACGCTCGTTGATTACATCCGAACGCTGGAATGCCTCAAACCAGAGTGAGGCGGCCCGACGGTACAGACCCTTTTCCTGCAGAGCTTTGGCGTTCTTCATTAAATCCGCGGCCCCAGTGTCTATGCGCTGAATAGGCTGGCCGCAACCAGCTGATGCATTCACTGCGTAGTAGCGGTACTGAGAACCAACCAGTTCGCGGGTGGTGAAGTTGAAATCATGCAGCCGGCAGACAGTGCGTTGAACAGAGTCGATGCTGTAATCTGCGAAAGCGTCTGCAATCTCACGGCTGGTTAAGCCAGGATTGTCAGCGATGAACATTTCGAGTGTTTTCATCAGGCTCATGAATTTGCCCCCCTGAAACCTGCAGGAATTTTGCTGTAGTCGGTACCTTTGAAGCTGGATTTGAATATTCCATCTTCGCGGGCCCATTCACCGTTAATGCGCACTGGACGACCAGCTTTGTCCCAGCTGTTTGCTGATTTCAGGTAGCCAGGGAACTTGGACGGCTGAAACAGCGTCTGCGGGCGGAGGTAGTCGGACATTTTCAGGTCGTCACTCCACTTAGCGTTGCAGTAGTCCACCACCAGCGATAGTTCTTCCACGGTGAACCCTTCGCCAATACGGGCACGGATGTTTTGCAAAGAGGTGGTTGAAACCTGATAACGGGAGTTGGTGACCTGGTTCAGGTGAACCAAAACCTGTTTAGCCTGATCGGTGATCAACACATCACGGTCGGGTTGCGACGCAACCGGACAAGAAGGGGTTTTATTCTCTGTAGTACTCTCTGTAGTATTCTCTGTAAGAACATCAGTGCATTTTGACCTGATGACAGCGGTTCGTTTTGACCCGATGGAGCGTTTCACACTGACCTCTTCCATTGGTTCATTTTGACCTGATGGACGAGCGCATTTTGAACTCTTCGATTTAGTCACTTTGACCTCATCTAAAAGCTCGCTTTCGTAGTTGATCGTGTAGTAGTTCGTCATGTCACGCTGGGACTTGTTCAGTTGCTCAATTTTGAGCACGCCGAGAGTCTTCAGGCGGGTGAAGGTGCGCTTCAGGGTGGACTCAGACCAGAACGGGAACTGCTCCAGCCACTGCTCGTTGGTGTTATAGATCCAGCGCACGCCGTCGCGCTCCAGGCCGGATTTAGTCTCTTTCAGCCAGTAGTTCACCTGCTGCAACGCAATCGCCTCATTGAGGCCAATGCTGTACGCAAGGTCAGGGTTTATCACTATTGGCCGGGATGGCATTAACAGGCTCATGGCAGTCCTTTAACTCTGTAAATTTGCGCTGGAATTGCTCAAGAGGGCTGAAGCATTCATGACCGTACCCTTCGCGAAGGTATATAACGCGTCGTGTATCTGGCTCCCATCGGATAACCCGTACGGGGATACCTCGGTGGTCTCTGAACCTGCGGTCAACTTCAGCCATTCTTCGCGCCCCTTCTCGTTCATCAGAGCAAATGCGGCTACCATTTCTGCACAGGGCTGGTAGTTGTTGTCTCCGTTCTCCCCAGGTACTATTTCTACATAGCCGAACGGGACTTTCTTACCCACCAGCGGAAGGCATCTGAATTGCTTAGCTGGCCTGAATCGGTTTAAACTGTTCATGCGTTAGTTTCTCCACTTAAAGAACCGGCGCACCAGACGCCTCGAGCTGCACACTCGGGGCGTCACCTTTTCTGCCGGTTGAAATAAAAATATCCACTGCCTGATCCGATACGCCCACCCCATAAAGCGCCATGAAGCCCAGAAACCCGTGAATCTGGTGACGAAGCTTGTTGTTGAATAAATCCGACAGGGTCTTACGTTCCTTCCGGTCAATCACACCATCTGCCGCCGCCGCCATCTTCGCTGATGCCAGTTCGCCAGCTGCCGCCGTCACCTTCATATCGAGCTCATACAGATCAACGTTGTCCAGGCTGCCCGGAGCCGGAATATCCACCAGCAGTTTTCCGCACTGCGCTGCAAAGTACTCAGCTAGGTGAGAGGTCTTTGAAATTGACTGCATCTTTTCCAGTTCAGCCAGGGTAAAAAACCGGCTGCTGCACTTCTGGTACATATGGTTGTGAAACTGATCGATGGTCATACCAAGATCGGCTGCCATACCGACACGACCATTTTTATGTGCCTTACACATCAGGCGAATCGCTGTGTTTATGCTGTCTACCATTTTGTTTTTCCTTTGGTAGTTATTAGATTGCTGCTTTCGCATTACGATTACCCTTGCCTGCTACGTCGTCAGATCCTTGATAGCGACTCGGGTATAAAATGTGCAACTCACTGATCTCCCCTTTAAAGAACTTGGTTAGACGTTCAGCCAGCTCTACAGAGGGGACTTGCTCGCATCTTTCAATGCGGCTCAACGTTGCCGGGTCAACCTGTACGCCAGTCGCAACATGCAACAAGGTCATACCGTGCGACTTACGCAATTTTCTTAATGGTGATTGCATAATACCTCCTTATTTGCGTAATACGCATTTTATTGCATGCAAGCGAATTGCGCAAGTTGCTTTGCATGAGACGCAAAAACAACATGTAATGGGCGCATGAATATAGGATCTCGCATACGACAACTTCGCCTGGCGAAGAATTTAAAAATCGCAGAGCTTGCAGAGGCTGTGGGGGTTGATGCTGCCAATATTTCCCGCCTCGAAACGGGTAAGCAAAAGCAGTTTTCAGAACAAACACTTAACAGACTTGCTCAAGCATTAAGCGTCAGTGTACCTGACCTATTTACCTCTGCTGAAAATAAGTCTACTGTATATATAAACAGTGGAAGCGATACGCCAGCACCCAAAGTTGCTGATGTATACAGAGTCGAGGTACTTGATGTGAGCGCAAGCGCCGGGGCAGGACATATTCAGGGTAGTGATGTCATAGATGTTATCCACGCTATCGAATACAGCAACGACCAGGCATTAGCTATGTTTGGTGGCAGAACGTCATCAGGAGTCAAGGTCATCAACGTTCGTGGTGATAGCATGGCTTCTACCATTGAACCTGGTGACTTAATCTTTGTTGATGTAAACGTTAATGAATTTGATGGCGATGGCATTTACGTGTTTGGGTTCGACGGTAAAGTTTACGTTAAACGTCTTCAAATGATCCCAGACCAGCTGCTGGTTATCTCGGATAACCCAATGTACCGAGAATGGAACATTACGAAGGATAACGAACATAGATTTCATATCTACGGAAAGGTTTTAATCAGCCAATCTCAGTCCTTTAAACGCCACGGTTAGAAAGACCCCACATAGAATCAGACCTCACTTGAGGTCTTTTTTTTTGCCCCCAAAATTGCGTAATATGCATTATATTACTTGCGTAATTCGCAATTTGTGATTATCTTAAATCCATCGGCATATGGCACATGTGTCGCAGCGGTCCGGCAGGGTTCCTTTAAGTTACTTTCCATGCCGGGTAGCCGGAATGTGCAAGCCAGGCACGAACGACAGTCAGAGACGTTTCACCAGCGTGGCGGTTAGGTGTGACACCTCGGAAGAGACGAGGTAATTATCAATATGAGCGAGCTAAGACAATGAAAAATAAATACACAGTTGTTCTCAATACCGACTATGGCTACTACACCTACAAGGTTGAATCCGACTCTGTAATCGCTGCGCAGAAAATTGCGCAGGATAATTATTCACGAAGCTATGCTGCCGCTGAAAATGGTCATTCAGATGTCAGCGTGGTTATCGCCATCGAAGGATGGCCTAAAACCCATTAAGCGGCATTAGCTCAGATGGACAGAGCAACGGCCTTCTAAGCCGTAGGTCGCAGGTTCGAATCCTGCATGCTGCCCCAAATCACGTAGCCAGCGTGGTAACCCGTAGTAAAGAAAGCTGTGTGTAGTCTTGGCGGTCGGTAGTTGTGAATGTACTTAATGCCGACCGCCCATTTTCACAGCTGAAAGCGCATTCCTTAATCCATCAGTTATGGGTGACAGGTGTGAAACGTTGCAGTGCGCTTCCAGCTGTGTGGAGAACTAACCGGCGATGGCAGTCGCCCGCTTCATCAAGCGCCCTACCCTGGGTGCTTATTAAAGCGAACCAAAATCATTTTCTTTCGCCGTAAGGCGCGGGATTCGTGCAACCAAAATTCAGCGTCGTGCAGGACGCTTATATAACGGAGAAACTAACCATGACGAACGCACAGACCGTCACCGAGTTACAACCACGCATGACCAGAGAGCAGTTGATAGACGCTGCCCGTAAAGCGGCCCCTCTCCTTCCCCCGGCTTATCGCGGGATCATGACCGAACTGGCTAACCGTCTGGACTATACCAGCGTAGCTCTCTGTGAGGCCATGTCACAGCGCAAAGAGCTGACCACGCAGAACGCTACTCTTCGTGAAGACGTAACCAGCTGGGCCAAAGAGTGTGACCGCATCGAAGAACGCCACACAAAAACCCCCACCAATATGCACTTACTGGAAGCGCAGCGTGAGTTACGTGAACTGCCTGCGGTTGTCGTTTGCCTCAATAACGAGGTGGCGTTCTGATGGCTAACTCATTCAAGCAGATGTCCCGCGACGGGACCATCAAGCGTACTGATACCGGGATGTTCATCAGTCTCGACGATATCCACGTTCGCGCAGGTTTCAACAAGCGTCATGACGACGATGAACGAACCATCCAGGCTGACGATGAACTATTTACCTACCTTATGAATGGTGGTTCGGTTCCTCCACTGGAAGTTATCGCACGTGATGAAGGTGGTGTCTGGGTCGTTGAAGGACACCGCCGCCGCCGCTGCTATGAGCGCTGCCGTGCAGCCGGTAAGCCAGTAGACCGCATTCATATCATGCCGTTTAACGGTAACGATGTGCAGCGCCTGGCACGGATCATGACCAGCAATAACCAGTTGCCCCTTTCCGATATTGAGCAGGCTGCGGTTATTCAGAAGCTGCACAACGCCTTCAACCAGACCACCAGCGAGATTGCGAAGCTGGTTAATAAGTCAGTCGGTACTGTTGAAAAGTTACTGACGCTCAGCACCGCAAATTATGACGTTCAGCAGGAAGTAAAATCCGGGGCCGTCTCCGTTGATGTTGCTGTTGATCGAGTAAAAGAGTACGGAGAAAAGGCTGGAGAGGTCCTGCAGCACGATAAAGCTGTTGCGGCTGCCCAAGGTAAAACGAAGGTTACTCGCAGCGCTATCGCTCCAGAACTCAGCATCAAGAATGCGCGTCGTTTCGTTGAACTCATGGCCCAAGCGGAGATCAGTGACGATGGTGTGTTCACAATCCAGGGCGCTGCGCTGGCTGAAGCTCTGTCAATTATCGACGAACACAAAGCGATTGCTGAAGCGCGTGAAACATACCGATTGTCTCAGCCAATCCCTTCCGCTGAGGTTCGCGGGAAAATCCTTTACGTTTCCCTCGACGGCGAAGAGATCGGATCTGCTCCTATCTATCGCGGCAAGAATGTGAACCTCAACGGTGTCGTTACCAGCCAGTCAAAGGCAGTGGCACACTTCGTTAAGCAGTACAAACTTCAGCAGGAGTCAGCCCAATGAGCACTTACGCCGTAGCAGTAATAGCTCCGACAGATATCAGGGCTATGATTCGTGAAATCGAGGTTGCCTACAACCGATACCTGACAGAATTTCGCATACCCGATGATCACAAAATCGTCGTTAACTATTCGGCGGGTAAATACAGCACTACAACCCTGGCAGTTGCTCACGCGCTATTTGGTGAACGCGTGCAGGCTGTCATGGCGGACACGGACAATGAACATGCCCTGACTGTTGAGTTTGCTAAAAACATTCATCGCCAAATAGGCTGCAGACCCGTGCAGATTGTGAAGCGAATTTACACCGAAGAAGATTTTGCTAAGCGCCGGGCATATTTACAAAAGAACTGGCCGAAGCGGCAGGCGATCCGCATGGGAGCTTATCGTGGCATTGTAATGCCATCTCTTGCGCGAGCTGACACCAAGTTTGGCCAGGCCTGCGCACTGCTGAGCGGTGGGGGGTAGAGTTTGATACGGCCCTTGATGCTGCTCTTTCAGTCTTGCACCCAAGCGGAAATAGCTTCCTCGACTGCGCTCTGCTTCACGGCAAGTTCCCGATGCTGCGCGACCGATTCTGCACGGACGAGCTTAAGATTCAGATCGCCTTCGATAAAGCCATGCAGCCGATGCTAGATGATGGTGAGGTCGTGGTCCAGTGGTCGGGCGTTCGGGCTGATGAGTCATCCAAGCGAGCCGGGTATGAGCGCTTTTCAAAAGACCGAAGAGATCCTGATTTCCTCTTTAATTTCTTACCTATCCATCAGTGGACAGCAGCAGAAGTTTTCGCTGCGCATAAATATTTCGGCATTAATATAAATCCCTTATACACACAAGGTGCCGCCCGCGTGGGATGTATGAACTGCGTGTTGTCCAACAAGGAAGAGATTGCTGAAACCGCCGCGCGTTGGCCGGAACACATTGAGAAGCATAAAGAGTGGGAATATAAGGTGCGCCTTACCTCTCGGTGGGTGCACTGGATGAGCGTTGGCGAAATTAGCCAGAAATGGATGAAACAGTTCAATCTTCCTCTTGGTAGAGAGGTTCAACTAAAAGGCATAACGCCAGATGTACAATTTATCAACTGGTCTGGATTTTATGGCCCACGTGGTAAACTTATTTCACCAAGTGTTGATGAGGTAGTAGACTGGGCGAAAACTGGGCGCGGCGGAAAGGTATATGATTTGATTAAAGCAAGTTTAGATACCTCGACATGCTCCTCACGTTATGGTTTATGCGAATAGTTATTCGAATGATCCCAAATATACTTTCGAGGAAATAAATGGACAAGATAGCAATAATAACAAAATCAATAGCCTTAGTGGTATTACTTTCAACTATATTTACCGGCTCACAGATTGTGATGTTTAAAAATAACATTGACAAAGCCTTTTCATCTAATATCAATAGTTCTGAAACAAAGAGAGAGGAACTTGAGGAGAAGTATAAAGAGCAACTTAAGCAAATAGATAAGTACAGAAACGAAACAATTCAACTTACAAGTATGATTGAGGGATTAAAGCATACTTCCACTCTCTCATCAGAAAATATACGTATTGAAAACTTAGAATCACAGTTGAAAATCCTACAAAAGAAAATTGATGCGTTTGATAACATATTGAATAATTCACCTGAAAAAGCAATGGCACTACCTCTAATGAGAAAAGATATTGACTCTTTAGAAAAAGCAATCAAAGCCTCAAGCGAATACTCTGACAAACAGCTTGAGAGGTTTATAAATTTATTCTATTGGATATGTGGCACCTTAGCATTGGGAATAGTTGGATTATGTGTTGGCCTTTTTATGAGTTCAAAAAAAACTAATTAGAATCATAACCGGGTGCAGCCGGTAAAGTGGAGAATAAGCCATGAAGCAAATGCTCACGCTTGAGGAATGGGCAGCAGAGAAATACCGGAGCAGTCCGCCAGCTTTGAATACTCTGCGCCGATACGCTAAGCAAAATCTGTTTTCACCACCAGCCATGAAACAGGGTCGAAAGTGGCGAGTAAGGGAAGATGCAGAACTTGTAGGCGAATTAGCTAAGCCGAATATCCTAAAGACTGACTCGCCAATACTTCAGAGGATTCTTGCTGATGGCAGCCCGACCACGTAAAAATAATGTCTCTGTTCCGAACCTCTACCCTCTCTACAGCAGGAAGGTGAATAAGGTTTACTGGCGCTATAAACATCCCGTCACAGGTAAGTTCCATGCGCTGGGCACCGATGAGACAGAAGCTATAGCGATCGCTACTGAAGCTAACGCGCGTCTGGCAGAACAAAGAACCCGGCAAATTCTGGCGATAAGCGACAGGATCGCCACCAGCAAAGGTAAAGCAATCACGGTATCAACATGGCTCGACCGATACTGGAAAATTCAGGAAGAGCGTCTGGCGACAGGCGATATCAAGCTGAACACGTTCAAACAGAAAAATAAACCGGTTTCGTTATTGCGAGAGCGTGTCGGAATGAAGTTACTGCCATCAGTGGATGTTCGCGATATTGCCCAGCTGCTCGATGAGTACGTCACTGCCGGCCAGCCGAGAATGGCTCAGGTAGTGCGAACTGTGCTGGTTGATATTTTCAAAGAGGCTCAGCATGCGGGTGAAGTTCCTCCGGGTTACGATCCAGCATCAGCAACTAAAAAGCCCCGACGGAAAATTACCCGCCAGCGCCTCAGCCTGGAGGAATGGCAGCGAATTTTCGATATTGCAGACAGCACCCATCAATATATGGGGAATGCAATGCTGCTGGCATTGGTGACAGGCCAGCGCCTCGGTGATATTTCCAATATGAAGTTTAGCGATGTCTGGGATGATCACCTGCACGTAATGCAGGAAAAGACAGGAAGCAAAATTGCCATCCCTCTATCGCTTCGCCTCAACGCAATAAACTGGAGTTTGCGGGATATAATTTCTCGTTGCAGGGATTATGCCGTCAGCCCTTATCTGGTTCATTTTTTCAGAGCCACCTCTCAAGCAGAACGAGGCTCGCAGGTGAGATCCAATACGCTGACCACAAATTTCAGCAAGGCTCGTGACAAAGCAGAGATACCACTTGAAGAGGGTAAAACGCCTTCTACTTTTCACGAGCAGCGTTCTTTAGCAGAAAGGTTATATAAAGCGCAGGGGGTGAACACGAAAGAGCTTCTTGGGCATAGGTCCCAGCAGCAGACTGATGGCTATCATGATGACCGTGGGAAGGACTGGACGACAATCGCGATATAA